CCCCAAACTCATCGTGAGCCGGCCCGTAAGGGAGCTTAACCGAGATCAACCTGTCTGGAGTTATCCCTAGATGGTGGATGATACCCAGCAAAGTGGAGGAATCCACCCCACCAGACACCATCAGATTTATCTCTTTACCGGAGTCTTTAAACTTCTGTATCTCTTTTGATAGCAGTTCGATTAATTCTTCTTTATACATTTTCGCCTCTTTGTGTTGTTTGCATCCATTGCCACCATTAATTCAGGAACATACCCAAGATCCTTCATCTCTTTAATTATGGCTCGCGTGTCCTTTGGAAAACACTTCCCAGAATATCCTCTATCTAAAGGAAATACTAGAGTATGATTTCTATTTATACGTGGATCCAATAACCAAAGTTCCCGGAGTTCGTTCCAATCCACACCAAGGGCTTCTGCCATATCACACCATTCATTCACAAATGTGACCTTCATCGCGAAGAAGCTGTTCTCCAAATACTTGGCCAGCCCAGCGGTCACGATATCAGTTTGCCAATACTGAGTATCAACCCCCATTCTTCTCTTAAATACATCCACACAAAGTTTCGTGTCTTCTAACTCCCCCCCGAAGGTCTGCCACGTGTGGGACGCCATGTTGCGTGGGTGGGGATATTTCCATTCGGGAGTAAAGTATTTCGATTCGCCCATATATTCCGGTGAGAAAACAATATGTCCGTATTTGTCATGTAGTTCCTTTAGTTTTGTTGGGGGAGTAGTAGATTTAATTAGAATAACGACGTTTTTATCCAATTCCCTTACCCACTCCACAGAGCTCCCCAAAATTGATGTATCTGCGGAACCGCTCTCCATTTCGTCAGTTGGCACAGACATCACTACCAGATCCAAACCAACAAACCCCTTTTTAACCACCGATGAAATGGGATCGTAAATTGCCGTTACGTACTCTCTAAAAAGACGGTGTATGCCTTTACCTACAACCCCATACCCAACAATGCCTATTTTATACATTTATACCCTCCACTTTAGCAATAAGTATTAAGGAACGACCGTCCCCATCATCCATAGTCTCATCCTGAGTCCAGTTTTCTAATTTAGCCGAAGAAAACAACGTCACAAACTTAAAATGCTTAATTAAAAGCTCGTAAAACTCGCCAGGTGCCCAATGATTTACATGCAGCTTATTAAGCTTATCCGCCTTTTCTACCCTACTGTTACCCAAGTTAGGCACCGTAATAAAACCAATGGTATTTAATCTATCAGAAAAGAATCTCTTAAAAGAGGCCAATCCAGCCTCAAAGTTTGGCAGGTGTTCTATGACCTCCATCATTACCACGACCTCAAAGGGGGATAGGGGACGTTCAGGAGGTTTTTCCAAGTCTAAGACCTCGAATGTCAAATTAGGACGCTCAAATACGTGTTTTGCGAAGCTAATGGCTTCCGGGTGGACGTCCACCCCCCAGACATGACGTGCCTCGTGTGATAGGAGATTAGACCCGTAACCGATAGAGCATCCTAGATCGATGGCGGTTCTGCCTCGGGTCCAGTGATTCCCAATCTTTCTATAGAGCTCCACTTGGCCTTTAGGGATAAGTGTGCCCTTCCCCTTAAACCTTGCTATGTCATTATCCAACCAAGAAAAATCCAAATTAGCTTCCATAATATATCTCCAGAATTGCGGGCTCTAACTGCTGTTTAAATATATAGTCCACATTAAACTCCTTCCGGACGGTCGCCTGGGCGCCCAAGGCCTTATTCTGTCCTAAATTCTGTACGATGATCTTGGCTACATCCTCATAATACAACTCTATACCATTCGGGAATTCCGGGGTTTGCAGTAAAGATCCAAAATTGAAATATAGTGCATCATTACCAGCGAAATCCTTTAATGCTGGAAAGTTGTTGTTTAACACTAAGAGGTTCTTCCCCGCCATAGCCTCTAACAACACCAGGGGACAATTCTCCGATACAGTTGGAAAGATAAACAGGTTACTCAATAGAAACAGATCCCTCACAACCTCGTGCGGGACCCCCTGTTCCCATTTAGGAACATCGTATAAAGAAGTAAATATTAGTTCCCTGCGCTCGATCCCCATGCCCGCCGCGACCTGATACACCCGCTCAATTGCTCGTTTCTCTTTGTCGGCGTTAGCGTGGGCATTGCAAACAACAAGCCTTATAGACTTGCCCAACTTCTTTATTTCTGACATAACCCACACAACCTTCTCTATCTGCTTACCCGCCTCACCCATTCTCGTCGTAGAAAGTGGATAAATGTCTATGACATCTGCTGACATTAGATCATACCGATCTATCAATTTGCGAGTTAGGGAGTGGTAACTATGTAGAATCCTCATATCCATCGGATTAGAGATAGTCCTGACCTCCGTCTCCCAAGTCCCGTACATTTCTGCCGCCCTCAAAGCATCGGTGAAATTCATATAAACTAAGCGGGAGTTCTTTGGGAGGGTGAAGAGGTTGTCCCACGGACTTCCATCCAGCGCAGGTCTAGCGGAGGGACCGGAGTGAATCCAATGGAGCCACTTCACAGAACCCAACTTCTCATCAATGGCCTTTCTCAGCGCGACATTATATGGAAGGAAACTATTTATAAAAATGATGTCATGGGCAAGCATCACATTGATGTCCTGCATACCCTCATTAAAAGCTGCTTGGGCCTTTTTAACATCTTCCTCGTAAGAGTCCGGAAGTTGCTTGGCCGAATATGGTTCCAATACCAACTGAGGTACTATTTTACGTACTTCGACACCTTCGGGGATCAGCTCGTCTCCTTTAAAAATATCCAAAACAAAAAGAACCGGTTCGTACCCGTGGCGCAATAGTGCCTCAAGTTGCTGTTTTACTACCGTACACAAACTGTACTCTGGTTTAAAGTTACTAAACGTCGTAAATATTCCAATTTTAGGTTTTGGCTTCTGTTCCATTTTAATCTCCTCTAAATATATATCTAAAAATCTATCGTGGTTCCCTCCCCGAACCAAGGATCGTATCCAGCTCTAGAAGCTATATTGGGATCCATCTTACTCGGATCGAACTGCTTTACGACTCTCCGAGGCTTAGCATAAGTCATGAGATCACTCGGCCGTAGCCTCCTAGACTTGTATCTCTCTCGATACTCATGAATTTTCGGCTTTGCTCTCTCTATACCCCCTAAATAGCTATTTCCTTTAGTGACGGGCTTTTTCCGACGTCCTGTATTGCTTTCTAAGCGCCCTTTATCGTCCAAGTAGTCCTTGAGTATGTCTTCTCCGACTACTTCCATTTCAAGTAAGCAGTTCCGGGTGCTTGGCCGCAATATGAAGACCCAACCCCCGTATATTTTTGCTCTCCTTACCACACGTCTTACATCTAAACGGGTCCCCCTCTTTTCTAGGCTCTTGTCTCTTCTCTTTCGTGGCTTCCTCATCGACCTGTGGCGCCTTCACCTCTTCTAAAAAGTCATATATAGACTTCAGATAGTCCGCAACATACTTCGGAAAGATTTTTGTTTCCCCCGCAAGAAGACTCCACTCATGAGTGTCCCCTGTGGTCATGGGATGCTGGGTATCCGGATCAATCCGGGCATTTCCTTCATCATCGAGGATAGCCTCAGCGATTGGGTAATCAACTATATCCGCTTTCGCGGCTGTATTGTGCAAAGCAATTTCTTTCATCATACTTCTACCTCCATCTGACGCTTGCTCTCATGAACCCGAGTGAGAAGCTCCCGCCTATTAGCAACTAAATCTTTTGGGTTCACCAATAGAGTATTGGCCCAATAGTTATTAATCAATTTTGGTAATTCTGGAAATTTTTCTAGATCAAAATAAAATAGGACCTTGCTCGGGTCCATGGGATTGATCCCCGCAACGTCCTTACCCAATGTAAGAAGAGTTGCAGCTATATTAATATCCGTAGTTTGATAGAAAACCTTCTCCATCTCAATTTATTTCACACGCCACTAAAATGACATGTTTAATTGTACGAAAACATTGTACTACTTAATTAACATGACGTAAACATCTGCTGTTCCGCCTGTCAATCCAGTGGAAATTCTAGCCCTTACATAAGGAAAGGACTCAGCAAGATTGTCATGCCCCTCCTTAAATGCCGTCAATGCGGCATTGGTTGTTATAGCACCAAGAGAAACCCATGTCCCGGAGTAATCCGAAGAAACAGCCCCCTCTAGAGTAACTACCCCAGCGCTCACTCCTGCACCTGTTTCCACTACCAAGTTAATGCCTCGTATCTCACGTGAATCTATAGATGTACCCGTAGCGGCGGTCTGACCGTCATTAAAAACCTTGATTATGTCAAACCGCCTACTGCTGTCGTACACTTTTGAGCTAACACTCACTAATGCCATGTTGTTTAACCACCCGCTGTGGTCGTTGAGCTACTGGTTGACGTAGAAGTCGAAGTCGACGAAGAAGTCGAGGTCGAAGTCGACGTAGAACTGGAACTCGACGTAGAACTGGAACTCGATGTGGTTGTTGAGGTGGCATACTGAACCTTCGCTCTCTTCCAAACAGCAGTCGTACCAGAAGTAGCTGTTTGAATATAGAGATACGCTTCGCCGGTATGATAAAAGGTTTCTCCACCTATCCATTCAACACTATCAACATCCCCGCCGTAATAAACAGCCGGTGATGTAGGAATGGAGGTCCCGGACGCAACCCTCCCCATCTGAGCGTCTATTTTGTCAAATTTCGTAACACTCATAATTAATTACTTTCTTCCTGTAAGGGGCCCACGGGCTCGGCCTGATTACCAAGCCCCTCGATCAGGAACTACCCTACTATTTTAATTTAGTCTGTGTATGCGGCGCCATCTCCGGCTGAACCCCACACACCTCTCCAGTCACTCCAACCGACGGAGAATCTCACTCTAACTTTATAGAGTGCGGCGTCCGAATCAAAAGCGTAGTCGCTCTTGAATTCAGGACGAACTCTCCAGAACCAGTTTAGAAGATGATTGGATTTGTCTAGCAAGAACCAAGCCGTAGTAGAGGTAATGTATCTCCAAGGAATTATCTTGAAAACACCCTCGTATACGTTGACATCGTTGTTAGCCGTACCACTCCTCAAGGTTGAGTCCGTCAGAATCTGAGCGGTCTTCCTTAAATCAATGGGTAGAACTAACGAATCTGCCATAAAGTTGACGATTTCCCCCTTATCATTTAGTGCCTTTTCAAGCGCTAAACGTCCTGTTTCCAGACTGGGCTCGGTCAAAGTAACCCCCGCTGCGGAAGCGTTTGACTGAGCAGTCCCACCATCTGCTCTACTGTGAGATGTGGAACACAAAGGTTTGGCGTCGCCATAAGAGGTATAGGAAGTATCAAAGGCGTTGTTTAGAATGTTCGCAGAATAAAACTCAGTTGTATAAACAACCGATTTTGCAAGAGCCTTTGGCATCTTTGCAATAACATTGTGCTGATCATCCTCCACTAACTCCTGAGATACCTTGAACCCCTTACCGTATTTCAAGTGAGTATAAGTTGTACGGAACATCTTGAGTGGGTCTTCGTAGTCCAACGCCCCAAGTTCATCCGTTTGCTGCAACTTTCCGAATCCAGTAGTAGCCGAGTCTGTCTCGAGATCCCTACCGGAAGTATTCACATTGAAAACCTCTGTCATGACCTGTGGTTCTTGATCGTAACGATCAAAGAATATAGTCCTCAAAGAAGGGTCTAACTCATCTTTGAAGTTTGGTCTGATTGCTGGCATGTTAATACCTTCTTAAATAAATAACTGTCTAACCGAACACTACGCGGCTCTGTATGCAGCCACGGTCCCGTAATGTGTTTCCACAACGCGGAACAATCCCTTTGAGGCGTCGCTATCCCCATCAGGATCAAATTCTACCAACTGTACCTGCTTTTGTGTGTCAGCCGCGGAACTTGCTTGAACCTGATCTGACGTAATCAAATCAAAGTTCTGAAGAACCTCGATCTCTGCAATATCGCCATCGGCGTCATTGTAGAAAAGGTAGTGTGGTAAAGCGGGGATGTAAGCAAGTTTGTATTTCTTGGTAGCAGCCGTCTGGTTGTCAGCATCCATACTATAGGTATCAAGTGTCCCTGAGTCTGGACTTAATGACGCCCCATTCTGATCAACTACCCCGGCCAATACTCCCGATATATCTTCGTCGGCATCTACGATGTCTCCGAAGCCAGAAGTATTAATACGAACCATATCGCCTACGGTGAACGTAATGGAGTTCTTAGCGATAACCTGCCTAAGAGTAGGTGTATCACTAGATCCATCGATGTTTTTTCGATATGCAAATCCTGCCATAGTTTACCTTCATAAATTAAATAACCACGTATCCAGTACGCGCGCTTGTACTTAATTCTAGTATAAGTACTGTGTCAACCTTTTTCAAGTCTGACGGGGATTATGAAGTTTTTCCGCTATCCCGCTGCTCTTTTTTCACCTCGGCAACACTTATTCGAGTTTGCTCACTGTCTTTACCTTTATCAACCTCCTTGGCCCTCTCTGGAGACACATTAAGCTTTTTAGCCCACTCCATTTGACCAGGAGTGAGTTCATCCTCTTTTTCCGTCTCCAACCTACGCCCTTGCATATGAGGCATAATTCCTGACTGATTACTATATAACTCCGCCATTCCTTCCATTTTACCATCAGCCACCATCTTTTCCACGTTTATAGCCTTATGAGCATTATCCAACATCGCCGGTAACAAATCGACGGAGACATTGGCTACAGTTTGGCCAAAGGTATTCAAGTACTCCTCAA